GTAATGATTTGGTCAAAAGATACATTTACTTATCCATCCAAAAACAGATATAGAAATACTTTTGAATATATGTTTATTTTAAGCAAAAACAGTCCAAAAACATTTAATCCAATAATTGATAAAAAAAATAAATGGGCAAATACAAAAGTACATGGCACATCAAGGAATAAAAAAGGAGATACATTTGTAAAAAGCAATAATAATAAAACAAATGTTTTAGATTATGGTGTAAGATTTAATATATGGAATAATCCAACTGAAAAAAATAGTAGTATGATAAAACATCCTGCAATGTTTCCTGAAAAATTAGTAGAAGACCATATTCTTAGTTGGAGTAATGAAAATGATTTAGTATATGATTGTTTTGGTGGTTCTGGAACAACTGCAAAAATGGCTCACAAATGGAAACGTAACTGGATATTATCAGAAATAAGCAAAGAATATGTTGAAATGGCTGAAAAGAGGATTGCTCCATATTTAGCACAAACTTTTTTATTCTAATGCCTCCAAAACTGATTAAAACCAATGGCCAAGGCGATGCGCAGGAACTTGGTAAGGTACAAAGCTACAAAGCAAATCCAAAGCCTTACCGAGAACCTGATTCGCTACGCGCTTATCGCTTAGATCGTGAACGATTTTTCTGGAAAAAGTACCCAGAGCAAAGGGCAGAGATTGAAGAACGAGTAAAACAAATGCAAAAAGAATGGCAAACTCAGGACAAAAGAAAATAGACTACACCGATCCCCTATCCCAATACAAATCCCACAAAGCGTACAAGCCAAAGATTCAGCATGAATGGTCGGCCCAGTTAGCGTTTTGCAAATGGCTGAAGTTGCAACATCCCGATGTTCGTTTTCGTTCAGATATTCAGTCAGCCGGGAAGCTATCGCCACAGATGCAAAACATTAAACTGATCATTGATCCCTGGAGGGCATGGCCCGATATTCAGATTTATCATAAGGTTGGCAATTACTGCGGATTGATGATTGAGATGAAACGCCTGGACTCTGGGACTTTCTTAAAGGATGGCAGTTTATCAAGCCAAAAGCATGTGCAGGAACAAGCAGAAATGCACCAGTATCTTAGAACTTTAGGCTGGTCGGTTTGCTTTGCGGAAGGCTTTGATCAGGCGAAAAGAAAGTTTGAGGAATATGTTAAATAATTAGTATATTAGTACCCAAGCTACAACGTTATGAAAATATTTAAAACTTCCCTCCTGTTACCTTTTACTGGCATTCGCCGGGGCGTTGTAGCGACTTCTTTGGTGATGGGAGGGTTCTTTTGATTATGGAATTAACATGTGAAAATTGCTGCAATGAAAAAATTATACACAAAGGTAAGTATGATGTTTTTATTGAATGTCAAGACTGCCTAAGAGGCTGTGTAGACAAAATGGATGGATGCTGTATTGCTCCAGATATTATTCAAATCAATATGCCACGTATTGATAAAAAACCAACTAAAAGGAATTTTTGCCGTAGATGCGGTAATGTTTCACCTATGGTTAAGATGGAAAATCCTGAGGAGTGGAAAACTTTACCACTTGTAACACGTGAGATTGCTGATAGCATTTCTCATGAGCGATTTAATAAACGCCAGGCTTTTTATAAATACCTACAACAGAAGCGTCATGAGCATTTTGAGGACCGTAAAAAAGACTATGCACAAAGGTATTATGAATATTTGGAAACTGATACATGGAAAGATAAAAGAGTTCGTGTACTTAATAGAGATAAATATATTTGTCAGGCATGTTTAATTAGTAAAGCTACGCAAGTACATCACTTGACATATACCCGGATATTTAAAGAGCCGCTTTTTGATCTAACAAGCGTATGCAATGATTGTCATAAAGATATTCATGATATAGATATTGAGTTATTTGGAGGTACGGATGATGAGCAGATTATAAAATTTGAGATAGATAAACTTATTAAAGTTTTAGATCTATGAACGTAGATCGCTTTATTGACCTTTTTAAACTAGGTTTAAAACCGATTCCGCTCATCTGGGATGCAGAAACAAAATCAGCAACTTCTCATTGCATTGAACATGGTAAAGTAACGGCAGAAAATTATACCGAAAGAACTTTCAGCAACTTTATAAATGATGTTAGTAAAGCAAACGGCATAGCCTTAAAACTTTTCCCTCCTTTTGGATGTATAGATTTTGACCTTAAAAACACAGAAGATAAGGGCGTATTTAGTGCATGGATGAAAGCAGTACAATCTCAGGATGATGAGATATTTAGTAAAATTTGTATTGAGAAAACAAGGAACGCCGGATACCATATTTATATTAAGTATGCAAAAATTAAAGCAAAAGTATCTCTAGCACGAGAAACTAAAGGCGAGGAGGTCATAGCATTATATACTGGCGGTACTTTATCATATTGCGATCCTACTCCTGGTTATGACATGTTTCACAATGAGTTAACGGATTTGCAGGATTTAACAGATGATGAGTTTGATATATTAATGTCATGCGCTCAATCATTTGATAAATACATTCCATTAGTCGGCGAAAAGTCGAATATTATAACAGAATACCCGATTGAATATGAAAACCTTTGTTTGCAATTTGATAAAAATATTACAGATCAGGCATTTGATTTACTGCTAAATGAGGTAGGTCTTTTTAATAATCTGGACTACAAATACAATAAAAAAGATAAGTTTATTGCTTATTTGCGTAAAGGCAGTAAAGCCAAGTTATCTGCAAAGGTTTATTTTAACACACATAATGTACAGCTTTTTACATCTTCATTAGGTGGATTCCCTCATTGGGGATCTCGTAAAGACAAAGATGACCACAGTTGGAATTTAAGTCCGTCACGTATAGTTTATTACGATCAAGATGGGGACTGGACATCTACGGTTAGCAAAATACAAATGATTTGCGATAGCGCAAATATTGAAATCATAAGTCAGGAGCCAGTCACAAACCAGTCACTAATTCAAGGTGATAGATTAAAGTTTCCTTATGATATATTTCCTGATCAAATACTTGACTTTATTAATTATAGCCAAATTCAACATGACTACTTAGCAGCTGCCGCATTGGGTGCAGTATCAGCAATTATAGGCAACTCAGCTACATTAATAGCAAATGATGGATATTTTGTTAAGCCGATAATATATCTGGCAATGGTTGCTCCGCCTGGTGCATCTAAAAGTCCTAGTTTAAAATCTATATTTTCATTCCTAGAGCGACATGATGCTGACCTATACAAGCAATATGAAAATGAAAAACTAATCTATAAACAGGCTTTAGGCAATTATAAGAATCAAAAGAAAGGTGATGGGATAGATGAGCCACATGCACCAATAATGAAGCAGGTTTTAATTAAAGATAGTACAATCGAAATGGTTGTAAAGATACTATCATTTAACTCCTCAGGATGCTGTATTTTGGCAGATGAGTTAAGCGGATTTCTTAAAAGAATGAATAGGTATGGAGATAATGATGAGGTTCAAAAATGGTTAGAGTTATGGTCCGGATCTCCGGTATTGCTACAAAGAATATCTAGGGATGAAAACAAAGTAGAAAATCCTTTTTGCTCAATAGTAGGTGGCATTCAGCCAGGCGTACTGGATAGCCTGTCATCAAAAGACAATGAGCATAACGGATTTTATCATCGGTTTTTATTCTGTTATCCAGAGCCAGATAAGAAAAAAGATTGGGAAACTTATAAAATGCCAGAACAGGTTAAAATATCAATGGACTTGCTTTTTAGTGCATTAATGAATGGCAGAGATGCGGTCAGATATTACAAATTATCTTTAGAAGCTAATAACCTTTATGCAGATTGGTTTAACAATAAAAACAAGAAATATAACTTTACTCCAGAGGATAATGTAAAAGGGATTATAGCAAAGTATCAGGATTATTGCCTACGGTTTGCTTTGATTATTCAAGTTATGTATGATGGCGGTGCTATTCAGTTGACTATAACACAGTCATCAATGGAACGTGCCATAAGGCTTACTGAGTATTTCTTAGGCAATATGCACAAGTCAATGAAGATACTGGCTCCTGCAACTCCATTAGATCGTATATCTGGCAATTTATTAGACTTTTATAAAGCATTACCTGCAACATTCTCAATGAAAACAGCTATCGAAATTGCCTTAAAGTTAAATTTAAAGCAAGATTATGCAAGGGTTGTTATAGGTAGGTGGAGTGATAAAAAAGACCAGATATTGATAAAGTCCGGTGAGCAAAAAAACGCTAATTATGAAAAAATATTCTGATAATCAGATAGTTAGACTAAAAAACGCACTATAACAGTATAACACAACTATAACAACATACGTGTTATACTAAAATTGCACTCTATGATATTAAAAACGCATTTTTTTTACCACTATAACACTATAACAACAAAAACACGCATTCATAAAAGTAGTATAACAACTATAACAAAAACTGTAGATAATAAATTTAACTAATATATATATATATTTAATTTAATAGAGATGTATAAATATATGAAAACGGCAAAATCTTGTTATACTGTTATAGTGGGGTTTAACTTATTGATAGTCAGAGGGTTACACTATAACAAGGTCTTGTTATACTGGTGTTATACTGTTATACTGGATTTTACCTAAATCATGACTTAAATATATTTTATACCTTTGTTTTTGAATAATCAAATTATTTCAAAATGGAAAATAGAGGCGGATTTAGAGAAAATGCAGGTAGAAAACCTAAAGCTGACGAAATAGCTTTAATTGCAAGACTGTCACCAATGGATAATCTGGCGTTAAAATTACTTAATGATAAGTTAGAAGAGGGCGATATGGCAGCTCTTAAAATGTTTATGGAATACAGGTGGTCTAAACCAAAGCAAGAAGTTGCCATTGATGGTGATTTAATGCTTAGCATTCCGGCACCAGTCATATACAATACTGCACCGCCATTGGCTAATAATGAAAATGACATAGAGAATGTTTAGTTGCAGTCCGGTATTTTATAAAGCCTTTGAATGCAAAGAAAAGGTTTGTATCATGCAAGGTGGCACATCTTCAAGCAAGACCTATTCTATCATGCAACTGCTATTTTATAAAGCAGTTACCGAGCAGAGATCAGTTATAACGGTTGCCGGTGAATCATTGCCTAACCTAAGAAAAGGTGCTTACCGAGATGCAGAAAATATCTTTGCAGATAACAAATACTTGCAATCTCAACTAAAGTTCTGGAATAAGACTGAGCGAATAATCTATTTTAAGAACGGATCGCTTATTGAGTTTGTATCATTTGAGAATGAGCAGTCAGCTAAAAATGGTAAGCGTGACTATTTATTTGTAAATGAGGCTAATGGTATAAGCTATCAGATATATTGGCAGTTAGCAATTAGGACTAAGAATCAAATCTATATTGACTATAATCCTACAAATGAGTTCTGGGCGCACACTAAGCTAATCGGTCAGCCAGATACTAAGCTAATTATATCAGACCATAGGCATAATCCATTCCTATCAGATCAGGACCATGAAAGAATAGAGGCAATCAAAGACTTAGACTTAGAACTGTGGCGTGTTTATGCCAGAGGCATGACAGGTAAGATTGAGGGCGTTATTTTTAGGAACTGGGCAATATGCGAAAAGATACCAGAGGATGCTGAGCTAATAAGCTATGGAATTGACTTTGGCTTTACGAACGATCCGACAGGCATAATAGAGGTTTACAAGTCAGGTGGCGAGTTATGGGTAAATGAGATGTGTTATGAAACTAGATTAACTAACATGGATATTTGCAGAAAGCTGAGAGACTTTGGTGTAACAGAGGACCAAGAGATCATTGCTGATAGTGCTGAGCCTAAATCTATTCAAGAAATATATGCAGAGGGATTTAACATTCACGGCGCAATCAAAGGACCAGACTCCATTAAGCAAGGCATTGATATTCTTAAAAGATATAAAATAAATATTACCGCAAATAGCCATAACTTTAAAAAGGAATTATATTCATATATTTGGAAAAAAGATAAGACAGGCAGGATGCTTAATGAGCCTATTGATGCTTTTAACCACTTAATAGATCCGTTACGTTACGTGGCTTTAAATAAGTTAGCATCTAAGATTAAACAAGAATATTCATTTGATTGGAACTAAAATGGGCGTATTTTCTAAAATATTCAAAGCTGATATAGAAAAGGCAGCTACAACTCAGTTAGAGGCTTTAATGCCTGGACTTCAGCAACAAATAACTGCTAACCTATATAACCAGAATGTTTTTGGATGGATAGGCAATAATCAGGTCATAGTTGACTTTGAGGACAAAGTAAAGTTTGTAGATGAGGGGTTTAAGAAAAACGCAGACATATATACCTGTATTGATATTATATCAAAGAAAATAGCTGAGTGCGCTTATTGCCTATACGAAGTAAAAGAGGGCGTAACTAAAAAGGATCTAAAGGTATTCCAAAATATGTCAATGGCTGAGGGTGCAACTGCTAAGATGCGTACTTTGCAACTGAAAGAGCAGATGTTTAATCAGGTCGAAAGCAATCCGATTCTGGACTTACTAGCAAAGCCTAATCCTCAACAAACGTATGAGGAGTGGATGACTGATCTAGCAGGATTCTTTTTATGTACTGGCGATGGATATATCTTTGGCAATGGCAAGGATCCTGCAATGACTGAAAAACAAATCTGGTCACAGTTATATTCTTTGCCGTCACAGTTTATAGAGATTATCTCAGGTGGTATGTTTGAGCCGATTAAAGGCTATCAGATGCGCTCGGTTTATATGACCGAAGTGCCTATACCGGCTCATCAAGTTGTGCATTTTAAATCCTTTAATCCTGACTTTACGCTGACAGGTGCGCAATTATACGGACAGTCACCTATCAAAGCTATTTACAGAAACGTGCTAAAAGAGAATGAGGGCGATAATGAATTGCTAAAGCAGATCAGGAATGGTGGTGCTTATGGTTTTATATCTCCAGATGGACCGGGTGCATCGCTGACTAAAGATCAGATGAATGTACTTAAAGAAAAGTTTGTTGAGGCTAAGCGTGGTGAAACTTTAATGGATCGTATATTTCCAAGCTCTGGTCCTTTAAAATGGACTCAGATAGGAATGCCGTCAACTGACTTGCAACTAATCGAATCGCTTAATATAGATACCAGAAAAATATATGCAGCGTTCCACGTGCCTATACAGTTTTCAGGTAGTGAAGCCGCATCTACGGATAATAACATGGGTTGGGCGTCGAAGCAGTTAATCTATAACGCAACTGCTCCACTATCTCGCAAGATCAGGGATGCTATCAATAAGTTTGTTTGTGAGCCATACGCTAAAGCATACGGTAAGCAATACTACTTTGATTTTGATTTTAGTAGCTATCCTGAGATGCAGGAAGATATGGAACGCCTTACTGCATGGCTAAATCAATCATATTGGATAACTCCAGATGAGAAGCGTATTGCACAGGGTTATGATAAGATAAGCACCCCAGAGATGCAGAACATATACGTTCCTGCTAATCTAGTACCTATTGAGGAGCTATCTTTAGATGCAGCTTATAACAATGCAACCATAAATGGCAAGTAGTGTTAAATACCATAAAACCTATCTAAAACTTCATAAAGAATATGAGGCTTATGCTTACCCTATAATCAAAAAGGCTTTAGATGACCAGACAGGTGCAGTTGCTGATTTTGTGAATGAAGATAACTTTGATAACATAGAGTTATATATACAGTTTCTAGTTCAGCAAAAACCTTTGTATTCTGGCTTAGAAAAGATATACACAAAGGTCGGCGTTTCGGCAGCTACATTCTCTTATGACTGGATTCGTAACTCAGTACCTAAAACTAAAAAGGATTTTATTATTGATTTCTTTAATGCTGCATGGTATGAGGAAATGGTAAACTATTTTAGACTAATCGGAGGTACTAAAGTTCAGGGAATAGATAATACAACTAAGGATATTATAAACAATTTATTAGCTAATATTTTAGGACAAAATTTGTCCAGAAGAGAACAGGCTAAACTATTTGAGGAAACGCTTAATGATCCTGCATTTAACAGGGCAAGGTCTTTAGTAATTGCTAGGACTGAATCAACAACTGCTGCAAACTTTGGGATTAACATGGGAGCTGAGAGTTCTGATTACGAAGTACAAAAGTTCTGGATTAATACAAAAGATAAGCGCACAAGGCGAAGTCATTTGCTAATGACGCAAGATCGTATAGCAATAAATCAGCCTTTTATTGTTGGTGGCGTTCCAATGATGTATCCTGGTGAAGTTGGTGCACCTGCTGCTGAGGTTGTTAATTGCCGTTGCGTTATGGCAACCGAAGCGATAAAGGATGCTGATGGTTTGCCGATACTAAAGCCAAGAACACCTGCCTATATAAGAAAAGCTAAAACATATACAGACTATCCAGAGGCAGCGGTAAACAATGCTAAAAGAGCGTTAAAATGGGCAGAAGAAAATGGATGGGGCGAGTGCGGAACGCCTGTGGGTAAAGCTAGAGCCAGACAGTTAGCAAACAGAGAACCTTTGTCAAGGGATACAATCGCTAGAATGGCATCGTTTGCAAGACATTTACAGTATCAAAATATACCTTATGATAAAGGTTGCGGAGGGTTAATGGTAGATGCTTGGGGAGGCAGAGAAGGTATTGAATGGGCAATAAGAAAATTAAAAGAAATTGATAACGATTAGTATATTTACATAAAATTTTTTAATCATGAAAGGATTACTGGAATATAAGAACTACAATGCCGAGATAAAAGACATGGATTCCGAAAGGATGACTGTTACAGGCTACTTTGCAAGTTTTGGGAATATGGATTATGATGATGATATTATCATGCCTGGTGCCGCAACTAAAACAATCGCAGAGCGTGGTCCTATGGGATCGAACGAGATATTCTTTTTGAATCAGCATAACTGGTCTCAACCGCATGGAAAACCTATGGTATTAGAGGCACAAGATAAAGGTATTTACTTTGAGAGTTCTATCGCACCTACAAGCTACGGCAGGGATGCAATGATTCTTTATGCTGAGGGCATAGTAGTTCAGCATTCTATTGGTTTTTCAACT